CAACCATAGATGGATGGAATCAGAATGTGGTACGGGTTTGCGAGAAAAATATTCGAGCGTTGTGTCGCAGATGTTTATAACAAAACAAAATGAAATTATTGCCAATATCCGTTCTGATGATAATATGTCCGCTGAATTACAAGATACTCTTACATCACAAGCAGCAATATATAATAAAATTTCAATGCGTTTAAGAGATGCTCCGAAGAAAAATCAAATTTTGACAGAATCTAAAGAATTACATTATGATAAAAATTTAATAATGAAATTGGATGAAAATCCACATGTAATGTGTTTTACAAATGGAGTATATGATTTCGAGCAACAATTATTTAGAGACGGAATACCCGAAGATTATGTTTCAAAATGTACTGGAGTTGAATACGTTGATATTAAAAAAGAAGAAAATAAAAAAATAGTATTATTAATTAATGATTTTATGGCGAAGTTGTTTCCAAATGAAAATCTAAGAAAATACATGTGGGAATATTTGGGTTCTCTGATGCTGGGAACAAATCAAAATCAAACGTTTAATTTATTTACGGGCGTAGGTAGCAATGGTAAATCTATTTTGGTTAAATTTCTTTCCCTAGCATTAGGTGATTACAAAGGTACTGTTCCAATTAGTTTAGTTACGCAGAAAAGATTGGGACTAGGTGGAACTTCATCGGAAGTTGCGCAACTTAAAGGTATTCGTTTTGCGGTAATGAACGAACCTTCAAAGGGTGATAAAATTAATGAAGGTATCATGAAAGAACTAACCGGTGGTGATCCTATTCAAGCGAGAGAACTATATAAATCAAGTATAACATTTGTACCTATGTTTAAAATGGCATGCTGTACAAATACGCTGTTTGATATAGAAAGTAATGATGAAGGAACTTGGAGAAGAATTCGCGTAGTTGAATTTGAATCTAAATTTGTAGACAACCCTAGTACAGACCCAGTTGACAAAGAATTCGCGAAAGATAAAGATTTGGACGGTAAGCTACCATCTTGGGCCCCTGTTTTCGCGGCTATGCTTATTGATGTCGTAATTAAAACAAAAGGAATCGTAAATGATTGTGAAGAAGTTTTGGCACCCAGTAAGAAATACAGAGAAAGTCAAGATTATTTGGCTAAATTTGTATCAGATAAAATTAAGGTATCATCTGATTCAAAAAAGAAAATATCAAAAACAAATATCGTCAATGAATTTAAAGAATGGTGGAAACGCGAATATAGTAGAAAACCACCAAAAGCTCAAGAATTGGTGGACTATTTAAATATTAAATTGGGACCTTATAAAGATAGAGGATGGCGTGGATATGAAATCGTTTACGAAGATTATGATACGGATGATGATTAAAAATTATGTATTTAATATATTATCAATAACGGCTTCACTAGATTGTTTGAGAGTCAGCTCTCCAATTTTGAAAAGCCCAAAAACAATAGCGAGAATTATAACCAGTAATGATATATATAAAACATCTAGTTTAAAATGTCCAATATTATCAAGTATAAAAATATATATTTTGTGAATACCATAAAAAGGTAATAAAAATAACAATCCTATAAATCCCCACAGTTTTTTATTTTTGTGTTCCCTTCTATAAATAATTACAGCTATAAAACCTAATACTAAAAAAACGTATAACATTTTTAAATAGTAAATTATGTCTTTTTTTAATTCAGAATCTTTATTATAAAAATTCACCATTCTTTTATTCACTTTTTCCTCAGCTATTATTTTATGATTCATTTTATCATCTAATTCTTGTGTTTTATTTTCATAAAATGGCGAAGCTTTATCTAAATGTTCATTTGAAATTAAATTAGAAAATATATCTTTTTTTGCGCTTTCCAAATGCGAAACTACATCAATTAAATGCATTTCAGCGTCATCAAAAGCCTTTTGAACTGTTTGGTCTAGATCGGGGATATAATTTTCCGCCACACTCGGGATTTTTTTATTCATAATAAGTCGCACATCTTTTCTTACTTGTTCGGTATTTGATAAATAATCTGTATAAGACATGTTAGCTATAGCATTTCTTCTATCTGATTCTGCTTGAGATTCTACAGGCATAATAATATATATATAAAAACATATATTATTATATTGATGAATAATTCAATGTTCCACTTAATTGTGAAGGAAATACTGTATTATAATTAGTAAACGCTTCATTATTTTCAGCACTACCATCAGCTTGAGAACTAGCTTTTTTTAAAGCTTCTTGTTTTGCTATAGCATTTAAATCAGCATCACATTTTAATCCAAGTAATTCTGATAATTTAAATTCAGAAGCCTTTCTTTTTTTCCCGACAGGTAGTGCTAAGTTTGGCTGGGAAAATTTACTATAGTCTATATTGTTTCGTCTAAAATTCCAGTATAATCTTTGTACTATCAATAAGATTATTACCGATGTTGTGGTAATTACTAAAATTTGTGTTATCATTTCAGGTAATATTTTTTTTTTGCTCAAGAAAAACAATAATAATATTATAAGCGAACCATAAACAATCGTTTTTAAAATGCCTTTGTGTTCAACATTTTTGGCGAACTCATATTCACCTATTTGTGCCAATCTGGTTTTATTATTTTTTTCCGCTTTTAATTGCTTTAATGTATCTTCCGCTTTTTTTAATTCTTCTTTTAATTGGTTCGACATTGTGGTTTGATTTTGCAAATGACCCATATTTAAATTTAAATCGCTTCTAGCGTTGGTGTAAACACCTTTAAGATCTTCCAATAATCTAGTTCTAACGTTGGTTATACTATTAATATTTTGTTTAATTCTATTTTCAGTTGATGTTGCGCTAGCTGATGATTTATCCACAGAGTCTAATTGGTTAAAAAGATGTGTTTCAATAACCATCAATTCCGCTAAGTCAGTTTTAATTCTTTCGTGCTTTTCTCTTAATTTATTAGCATAGTTATTATCTTGCGTTCCCGACATTATATAATATATATTTACATTATATAATATTTTATCTATTTCTTATTTGATTTAAGGCTGCGGTCCCAAAAGCAATTGCTAAAATTAACCATACGTAATTTCTCATTTCATATGCTTTTGATTTAAGTCTCCCATCCGAAACCATCATATTTAATGTATTGGTTTTTAAGTTGGTATATTTTTTAATTTCATCTTTAATATATTGTAATTTTGTGTTATTTTCACTAAAATTACTTATGATGTCGCCTCTAGAACTTACAATATCAATATTATATTGTTTTAATCTATTTGTGTATTCTAAAAGTTCATCAGCTATCTTAAGCATCTCTTCATTTATATTAACAATTTCGGTGTATCTTTCTACAATCGTTTTTGATGAAGTAACCATTTCGGGATTTTTGAACGCTGTGAAACTGGTTGTACAAGTGCTAGCGAGAGCATCATCGTCGTATTGGTCACAATTCCTGTATGAAATACCACCCATTGTTATTTTTGGTTTACCGAAATTTCCACCACCGCAATCGCAGCAACCATCCAAGAGTGAAACTTGATTTTTATCCACTTGTATATTTAAATTGTGTGTCTGACTTTTTGGGGCATTATTTTGACATTGTTGTTTCGCTGTTGTTTCACAACTTTTTGTATCCGTAGCAACAAAAGTATTGGTACATTCTTTTATATATGGACCAGCTAAATGACAACCTACCTGACATGCGTTTATTTTTTGAGCATTTTGGTGAGCTGTTTCACATTTTGTTTTACAAGAAAAAACAGCTTCTTTTAATATATTAAAATCACTAACAAATGTTGAATATTTATTTTTATAACTTGTCATTAATTCATTATATTTCATCTTTTTCTGTGTAAAATTCGTAGCAATATTTTTAATATTTGTTTTTTGTTCTGCCGTAAATTTTGACAAATCTATATCTTTTTGATTAATTGTTACTATATTCGTATTTGTTTCGGCGCCCTCAATTACTTTATTCGTAGAAGCATAATTAGATAAATTAAATTCCAAACGGTCGAAAAAGTTTTTTCTGGTGTTTAATAGATTAATACCCTGCATGGAACTTCTCTTACTGCTTTTATGTTTTTTATTATTTTTATTTTCTTTATTTCCGCTTTCAAACAAGTGTTTGAATATTTTATTCATATATAAATATATTTTATATTATATTTTTATAATACAAAATTATTTTTTAAGAAATACCATAATTCCCATTAAAGTAGCTAAACTAATACCCCATGTCACATATTTAAGATGTTCGGATTTAACTAAATATCGACTGTCTCTTATATTACCGTCTAAAGACACTATTTCTTTCTTTAGTTCTTTTATAATTTGTTTTTGAGAATTTAATTTCGCTATATCTTCATCTATTTTTGTGGAATTTTGTCCTATTTTATTATCACTTTCACCCGATTCTGTTTCCACTGTACCCATTGTATCGCGCATCTCAATAGCAATATCCATTAATTTTTCATTTAATTTCTCAACTTCTATATTTGTTGGTAATGTATGTAAAGAACATTCATCATCTGGACCCAAATCTGACCCAGCGTTAGATTTCAACAAAAGATACGCCTTATCTGATATTTCTCTTATAGGTGCCGAAGAACAACCTTTTGGTAGTTGCGTGGGGTCTTTAAATTGAAAAAATTTACCCTTGTCATCAACCCATCCCATATTTTTAGTCAACAAGTTTTTTACTTTAATACCACCCTCTTTTACAAAAACATCTGTACATTTTTGATATATTTTTGTACCATCTGAAAATTCCTTCATTCGTAGAGGTTCCCCGTCGTCGATTAATTTTCTTTTTTGTGCTTCTGTTATTTCTCTTTCAGGTGGATTACACTCAAATTTTACCAAATCATTGGGGTTAAGTGCCATTATTTTTCTCATAACACCTCTATTTGTCACAAAATAACTTTGCCCACCGTATCGGGCAGTTTTACCCTTTAAACTATTAATATCTATATCTTCCACCATTCTGGTTTTAATAAGCTTTTCATATGATGTGGTATATTTCTGTAAAACTTTGTTATACTCGAGTTCTAATTCGTGTAATTTATCATTTACATTTACACTTCCTACAGCTCCTTCTATTGTAGAAAACCCCTCTGGCATATTATTTTTAACGTATTTATTGAATTTTCTTTTATTTCTAATGTAATTCATTCCTTGACTTGAAGACATCTTATTTACATTAAATAAAGAAAAGTTATTTATATAATAATTTAAAAATAAACATACCAATCACGCCATAAGAAAGTAAATAGTAGATTATATATATATTATCTTCAATGTTTCTATCGTAAATATCCAATTTTAAAATGTGCGAAGCACTGCTTTTATTTATTGCATTTAAATATTTTTTATACTTTTCTTTATATTTGTTGTTTTTTTTAGAAAAAATTTCATTTTTATGAAGATTTAAATCTTTAAATTCACCCTTAATTGCTTCTAAGTTTCTATAATTATTGAGTGATGGTTGGATAATTTCGTCCTGTAAAAAATCTGCTAAATCACTATTAGCGCTAATA